TGTGTGTTTAGGGTTTGGTGTTGAGGATGTTTTGGATTTGGGTGTGGGTGATGGCTGGTTGGGTTTTTTGGGTTTTGTTTTGTAGTGTGTTGTAGATGTGTTGGTCGATTGTGTTGGGGTTGATGAGGTTGTGGATGGTGGCGGGTTGGGTTTGTCCTATTCGGTGGATTCGGGCGCAGGTTTGGTGGTATTTGGCGGGGGTCCAGGGGGCTTCTATGAAGAGGAGGTTGTTTGCTGCGGTGAGGGTGTGGCCGTGTGCTGCTGCGTCTATTGAGATGATGATGTTTTTGGTGTTTGGGTTGTTTTGGAATTGGTGTTTTGCTTGTTCGGTTTGTTTGGGGTGTTGTCCGCCTATGATGGTTGGGGCGTTTAGTTCGTTGGCTAGGGTTTGTATTATGTGGCGGTGGTGGGCGGCGATGACGATTTTTTGGTTTTGGGTGTTTGCGTTTTGGGTCCATTCTAGGGCGTGGGGGATTTTGGATTGTGCGACGATTTTTCTGAGTTCGGTGAGTTGGATGAGGGTTTCGTGGTTTTGGGTGGCGTGGTGTGCTCGGATTCGGGCGGCTGTGGGGTTGGTGCCGTTTTGGATGGCTTGTTGTTCTTGTTGTTGGGTGTACCAGTTTTGGAGGTCGTTGAGGGCGTGGTTGTACATTGTGCGGTGTTTTTTGTCCATTGTGGTGTGGATGGTGTTGTATGTGATGGGTGGGAGGTCGGGTAGGACGTGTTGTTTTTCTCTGCGGATGTAGCAGATGGTTTGTAGTTTTTGGAGTAGTTCTTGTTGGTTGGTGGCTCCGTGGGTTTGCCAGTGTCCCCAGTTGTCTCTGTAGGCTCCGCAGTAGCGTTTGTAGAAGTTCCATTTGCCGCCGAATTGTTCTATGTGGCCGAGGATTTCGAGTTGGGGGGCGTATTCGGCTGGTATGTTGGTGATTGGTGTGCCGGTGAGGAGGAGGATGTTGCCGGTTTGTGGGATGGTTTTTGCGATTTGTTTGGCGGCTTTTGTTCGTTGTGCGTCTGGGTTTTTGCAGTAGTGTGATTCGTCTAGGATGAGGGTGTTGTGGTTTTGGTTGGTGAGGTGTTGTTTGTGGTGGTGGATGTTGGGGTAGCCGATGATGGTGTAGTCGGTTTGGGTTTGTGGTGGGGTTTTTCGGCCTTCGATGGTTTGGGTGGTGCGGTGGGGTAGTGCTTGTTGGATTTTGGTTTTCCAGTCTTCTGTGAGGCTGGTGGGGCAGATGATGAGGGCGGGGTATTGGTTTGTGTGTTCTGTGGTGGCGAGGGCTTGTATGCTGTTGTGGGTGACGATGCAGTGTTGGATGACGTAGAGGTGGTTTGGGGTGTCTACGGTGATGCAGAGTGTTTTTTGTGGTGGTTGTTCTGTGATGTTTTTGATGCCTCGTGTTGGTGGGTATTTTACGGTTTTTGAGTCGTGTTTGTGGGCTTTGCGGGGTAGTTTGAATGGGTTTGTGGGGATGTTGATGGTGAGTGTGTAGGCGAGTTGTCCTTGACGCTTCTCCCCTTTGTATGTGTATGAGGGTATTTTTGTGGTGGTTCGGGCTACGCCGCCTAGTGATTGTACGAGGAAGGTTACGTCTTCTGCTAGTTGTTGGCTGATTGTGGTGAATTGTGTTGTTCCGGTTTTTGAGATGTATCCGTCTGTGTCCATTAAGCCTTGGAGGACGTTTAGGCGGGTTTCGATGTCATTGTGGAGGTATGTGGTTGGGACGAATTTTGTTTCGGCTGTGTGTCCTTGTATGCCGAGTTGTCGGGTGTGTGGGAGTAGGCCGGTGAATCCGTATGCGTATTTTGATGATAGTTTGTTGATGGTGTAGCCTTTTGTGCGGATGTGGTCGATCATCCACGTGTCGGCGGTGGTTAGTTGTACGCTGTGGTGTGCTAGTGTGCCATCTCCGAGGAGGCATCCGAGTAGGTAGGGGTCGATTGGTGTTGGCTGTGATTCCATTTCTACGGGCTGTACGATGGGAATGTACCATCGGCAGTCTCCGTTTGGTTTTTGGTAGTAGGTTTCGTACGTGTAACCTCTGGTGGTCTGGGTGAGATGGCTGAACCCCTCGTTTTTTTGTTGGCCACCTTCGTACATTTGTTGTGTGGTTAGTGTTTTCCAGGGTCCGTTACATTTGCGGGCGTTTACGTCTTGTACGTTCCAGAGGTGTTCAGGGTTTACGTCTACGTGGGTGCCGTCTGTGAATTCGACTCGTAGTACTCGTGTAGTGCCTTGTGGGTGTACGGCTACTACTTTGGTGGGTTTACCGTCCGATCCGATTACTAGGTCGTTTACTTTGATTTGGCCGTGAGTGGTCCACCCGGTTGGTGTAAGTATCATAGTACTTAGTATACACGCCTTGCCTAGTCCCATCTGGTCGGCTATGAAAGTTTTGCGTTTTTCGGCGGCGTATGCTACGCCTGCTTTTTGGTAGGGGTAGAGTTCTATTTGTAGGGTGGGGATGTGGATGTCGGCGTCGGTGGCTTGGTTGAGGTTTTGTGCGTGTTGTGCTTGTTGGGTTTCGTTTTGGGCTTGTGTGCGTAGGGTTTGGGGGAAGGGGAGGTTGTGTTGGTCTGCCCATTTGATGATGTCGTGGATGGTGGTGTAGGGGGTTTCCCAGGTGTTTGTGGTTGGGTTCCATTGTACGCCGGGGATGGATTTGAGGTGGGCGATTTGGAGTTGGTTGTAGGGGGTGTTGATTTTGAGTTTGTTTTTTTCAAGTGTTATGGTGGTGGTGGCGTGTGGGTGTTGTGGGAGTTGGAGTTGTTGTAGTTGTTCGTCCACGTTTATGTTCCAGGTGTGGGCGAATTGGATGGCTTGTTGGTGTTGGCGTAGTGGTATGGTCCAGTGTTTGTTGAGTTTGTCCCATTTGGCTGTGGGGATGGTTGCTTTGAGGGCGTTGACTTCTTCTTGGTTGTAGGGGGTGTGGAGGGTTATTTGGTTTCCGGTTAGTTTTAGTTCTTTCATTGGTAGTTGGGTAGGTCGTTGATGATGATGGGGGTGTTTGGGCCCATGTATGACCCGTGGACGTTGTAGTAGAAGTGGTCGATGGCGTCTTCATATGATATGTCGTCTTCCATGATGATGTCAAGGATTTTTTGGGTTGAGTAGACGAGTAGGGTTGGGCGGGTGCCGTTGGGGTGCCATACGTCGGCGGTGGCGATGATGGCGTTGTCGAAGCCGTCGAGTTTGAGGGCGTTGTTGTTTTCTTGTGCGGCGTGTTGTATGGCTAGTGCGGCTTTTGGGTTTGTGATCATGATACTGGTGTGGGGATGTAGTGTCGGGTCATGGTGTGTGCGTGTTCTGCTGCTTCGATGGTGCTGATGTGGGTTTGTACTAGGTTGGCCATTGTTTGTTCCCAGGTGTAGCCTCCTGCTAGGACGTAGGCGATTGGGGTGTTTGTGGCTTTGGCGTGCATGAATACCATGCTGTCTCGTTGTTGCATTGTTGCGTATGAGATGATGGGGTAGGGGTCTGTGCCTGCGTTGTACAGGATTAGGTCGGTGTTTGGGTTTATGTTTTCTAGGGTTTGGTCTACGTGCCGTAGGTATTGGTTGTCGTTTGTTACGATGTTGATGGTGTGGGTTTCGTCTTCCCGGTAGCTGTCGTATTTGTTGGTGGAGATGTCGTATTGTTCTACTCTGTGGTCGATGCCGTAGTGTCGTAGTGAGCGGACGGTGCCGCCTCCGCAGTGGGCGTCGAAGTCTAGGATGGTGATGTGCGTGTCGTTGTACCAGTTTGCTGTGATGGCTAGACCGTTGACGGTGCAGTATCCTGCGCCTGTGTTTGGGTCGGCGTGGTGTAGTCCTGATGATAGGCTTCCTGCTATTCCTTGGTTTAGTGCGGTTTGGGTGGCGGCGATTACTCCTGCTGTGGAGTTGCGTGCCATTTCCCAGATGCCTGGCTCCCAGTTGAAGCCGTTGCTGTTTGCTAGTTGGCTTGGGATGCCGGTTTTGAGGGCACCGTAGTAGTCTATGTCCAGCCCGTGCCTGATGGCTTTGTCTGCGACGTGGATCATGTGGTGGGGGTCGGTGATGTTGTTTGCACCGATGGTGTTTACAATGTTCTCACTTTTGCGGGTGGTGTCGAATGCGTCTTCTGCTCCGACGTAGTGGTGGTTCCAGTAGATTTTGTGACTGTAGGCCATTACGCTCCTTTTTGTCAGGGGGCGACCCTGTTGTTGGTTTCGTATGCTTCCCAGGTGATGGGCATGTGTTGTTGTAGGTGGGATGCTAGTGCTTGTGCGTATTGTTGGATTTCCCATTGGGCGTGTTCGTCTGCTCGTAGGGAGATGAAGTTGAGTAGGGCTCTGGCGTTGGTGGTGGCGTAGAATTCTGTGTAGGTTCCTACTGGCAGCACCATGCGTGCTACTTCTTTTGCTACTCCTTGTTTGATTAGGGTTTTGTATGCGAAGAAGGAGTGTGCGTATGCTGATTGCATGCCGTCGATTGGGTATTGGGCGGCGGGGAGGGGGTGGAAGGTGTATGCCCCTGGTTTTCCGACTTGTGTGCGGATTTGGGCGGGGGCAGGGATGTATCCTTCGGTTTCAATTTCGGCGTATCGTCCTGAGTATTCGTTGTATGACCATCCGATTCGGTGTCTGAACCATTCTCTTACAACAAAGATGGGTGCTTTGACGTGGAAGCGGAAGAAGTTGTGTTCAAATGGGGTGCCGTGCTTTTCTCGCATGAGAAATTGTATGAGTTTGTCGTCTCCGTCTTCCATTGTTTCGTGTCGTTTTCCGAACGATACTCGGGCGGCGTTTACTACGCTTAGGTCGTCTGCTGAGACAGCGTCTAGCCGAACGAATCCTTTGTCTAACACGTCTATTGAGTCCCCTACGGGAACGGGAGGTGCTGCCTGGCTTTGGGCTTTTGGTATGTCTTTCCAGCGCATATTCATACTCCTATGATCACTTTCCTACTATTAATCTTATAGGACAGTGTTTGGTTGTGGGTTTAGACATACTTTTTGGTGCGCTGTTTGTCATGCTGTGGTGATGCCGTGGATGTCCGTGGTGTTTGTGACGCTGTATCCGTTAAGGTTACGGCTGGGGGGAACCACGTGAGATGGTCCGTCGTAGCCGCCTTCGTCGTACAGGTGTTGCAGTAGGACTGCTGGCAGGTGTTGGGGAAGTAGAACGTCTTCTCCGTTGGCTGAGGTGTCAACTTGGATCACAATTCCTTCTAGACCTTTGTGGGGGTAACCGTTGAAGTCTTCAATCCAGTACACGGTGCGGCCACCGATTCGTGCTAGTTCGGCGTGTGGTCTACAAGCGGTTGCTTTCCAATCAATTGTTCGCTTGTTGGTGTTGTCGTCAATGACTGGGACATCGCCGGGAATGCCAAGGATGGGGGAAATGTGCTTGTTGGCTTGGTGTCGCCAGGTAGTGAGCCAGTGTAGGTCGGTGGACTGGTACATGGCTTGCACTAGGTGGGGCATGTACTCGGGTACCCAGACGGTGTAGTCTCCTGCTTCGTGGGGAGGTGTGGGCCACCCGAACTCAACTCGGCCGCCTGTGAACAGGTGGTTGAGGCTGTTGATTACGCCGTCAACGTCGAGGAATACTGTTGGCTTGAACTTCATTTTTGCTCCTTTGTTATGCCTTAATTGTAGCACAGTTTGGGAGATTTGTCAAATTGGTAAAATATTACAGCCCCTTCCGCTGGGAGGGGACCAAGCAAAAAGGGGCTGCACCCTCAGAAATACCCAAAAGTGCTGATTTGCGTATTGAGAAGGTTATATGTATACTAATCGGCCGTTTGGTGGCCGTCAACTGTTACGCCCATTAATTTTAAGTTACGCTTGTCATTTAAGTGTAACTTTTAAGTTACGCTTGTCATTTAAGTGTAACTTAAACCGTTCGTAAGTTACACTTACCAATCCATTACCTGATCATCAAACTCTTCGTTAGCTAAAGCTTCGTTAAGTTCTTCATCGGTGCGGGTCTGTTGTTGCCCTGAGTCGTACTGGCTGAACTCTATTACTTCAAACGGCCAAGTTGATCCACGTTTGCACAATGTGGGCCACTCCCTGGCTTCTCGTTGACCACGATAGTGCTTAAAGTCGATTAGCTCAGGGTCGGTGGGGTCGGGGGAGAGTGCTATTCCGAACTCTGACCATCTGGACCAAACGGCTGAGCCAAAGGGGCGTAGGTCACGCTGACCTCCTGATCCCAACGGGGCGTGGTGTTCAATCCAGAGGGCGCAGTTGTATGTGTGTCGGATGTAATCTAGGAATCGGGCAATTTCAATAGATACTGATTCTGCTGTTCGTCCGCCTGGGTCGATGAACGATTTGTAGAGGGGGCCGAAGAAGAGGATGTCAGGCTCGATTGCTGCAACGTGCTCTTCTACTATTGCCCGGTCTTGTGGGGTTAGAAGGTTGACCCCGTCTGGCTTCATAAGCAAGTGGGCATCCATGCCTTCGTGCATTTTGTATGCTTTGATGGAATCATAGATGCGCATTGATGTTCGGCGGATAATCCGTTCAGGGTTCTCCAAGTCAATCATCAGTGTTCTGGCTTTTGGCATTCTGTCTCTGCGGAATGGGTGAATGCCTGCGGCTGACATTAGCGCAACTTGTCGGGCAAGGGTTGTGTTGTGGGTAGGGATGAAACTTTCTCCAATAAGATAAGTGTTATCTGGGCCGTCCACAGAAATGCACAGCATTGGCTCTGGCTCGATTTTCTCCACAGCCGTAATGTAGCGATACTTAGATCGTGGCGTCCGAAGGGGCTTGATTCTGTCTGACTTGCGCTGCAGGCTGAACACCGGCAAATCTGTGGTGAAATAGATTCGGTAGCGCTTTCCTACAGCTTTTCCGTTTAGTACACTGTCCCTTTCATTGAGGGTGGCCTTGATTCCAAATGTCATCAATAACTCATGAACATCATTGGCAAGTGCCTTGTTGCAGACGCAGAACTCTGAACTTCCCCCAGTGTCAATGGTACCATCAGTGTCCATAAGTCCCTGAAGTAGTGCTAGCCGCTGACTGTAGGAGGAACGCAGGTACTGCATGGGGATGCGCTTGTTCCCCAAGATTCCCAGTTCACGTAGTTGTGTTTGTAGCCCTAAGACACCCCACATAGGAACCTTACCGTTTCGCACTGAAGACTCCCTCAAGCGCACATCGTAGCTACCCGACACCCTGTCAATGATCTGCTTATCACTGTCAGCATTGGAGATACCACCGTTGGCGCTGTTCCCATCCCCAAGCCAAACACCTAAGGTGTAAGGGTCGACCAGAAGATCAGCCTCTGGTAGTTGAAGTGGTTCTGTTGTGGGCACAGCGTGATTTAGTGCTTTTGAGACTCTGTTTGAAATGAGACTATCTCTAATTTCGGCGGTTGTGCGCACCTTACCGACTCGCCGTTTTTCACGCTCTTTGATTGTTTCCGTGTACCAGTTGTGTTCAGCGTCGGCGTCTACGTAGCTGCCGTCTGAGAAGTGTACACGGTATGAGTCAGGATTTGGTTCAACGGGGGAGACGTATGTGACGTTTACGGGGTTACCGAATCGGTCGATAACCTTATCTCCGACTTTAATGTCACCAAGTTTTGTCCATCCGTAAGGTGTAGGTATCATACTACTTATTGTAGCACGCTTACCGGCACCTTCGGACGCAACTACGATTACTCGCTCCTGTCTCTCCAGCAGATTTGGAATCACCCAATCGTAGGATAGATCAAAGTCTGTCTCTAGGAACGGTGACCACTCAACAAGGTTACCGGTGTCACGGTGCTCCCGGTCCCGGGTAGACAAGAAGGTGTCTACTGAGGAGGCGACTCGGCCTGCGAGCACTCCTTCCGAAAGATCAGTGCCTTGAAGGTTTTGCAAACTTTCAATTAGGGTGTCTAGGGCTGAATGATCTACATCTGATTCTTGTTCGGGGGTTTCGTCAAATGGGATGAGTTCGTTGGCTAGATCAGCACCCGAAGCGATAAGGTCCGCAACGTCCTTGAACTTCCCAGGCTTGAAAACCTTTACTTTGCATCCAGCAGCGAGAAGCTCGCTGTTGACGGCCCGAGCGTGAATGTAGCCGGGCTCGTCGTTGTCGCATATAATCGCAACCTTTGCCCCCGCTAGAGCCTCTGTGTGGTTCGAGGTCCACTTGTTTTGTCCTTCTCCTCCTGCGCCACCAGGGTTGGTGGTTGCAATATACCCAATAGATTCCAGGGCGTGAACGTCTTTTTCGCCTTCTACAACATAAATTGTGTGACCGTTCATCTTGGCTTCAAGCACTTCAGGCAGACGGTACAAGGGCTTCTCAATACCGCTTGTGGTCCAGACCCATCCTCCCTGCCCATCGGGGGCACGTTGCTTGAAGGTTTTCTTTCCATCACTGTCAACGTACCGCAGCACTTCCATGACGAGGTTATCTGTGGCATCATAGTAGGGGTACGACTCTTGAAGAGTTGCCTTCTTTTTTGGTTTTGTTGGAGACTGCTTAGTCTTTGGCCACAATTCTTGAGGGGTGACATCAATCGACTCACAAATTTCGTTCAGGTCACAACCGCCGCCTCTGAGACACTTCATCAAGACCTGACCCTGCTTGCCCACAGACACTCTCAGAGAAGGATTTTCATCATCAGCCCGACATGGGCAAGTTGCGTTCCACTGCTGCGGACCAGCCTTAGAATGATTAAGGCGTGCCAGCACGTTATCAATTGGGTCCATCAGAGAACCTTTCCAAAATCCATGCCTCTCGTGTTTTCTCATAAATGGATGTAAACATTGTTCTGTCTGCGTTCGTGGTCAGCGCTGTTGCTCCAGTCCCGAGTCTGCGAATGGTCTGCGCCAACACAGGATGAGGTTTTGCATAATCATACGTTCCAGCGTATATTTTCTGACCGATGGATTGCAGGATTGTCCAGGCTTCTTCAGGCTCAGGCGGAAGCTCCTCATCAGAGTTATGAGAAAGAACTTGTAGGCGCAACTCCCCTGGACGGGGCATCCACTTGCGGCCTGCCAGACCCATTTGCTTCACCGCAGCTTTCGTGGTGGCGTAATCAAGGTCTTGCACGAACTCCCAGTAACCTTGAGCCCTTGCTGTTATGCTGGCTATGTCTAAGGATTTGTCCCACGTCACACTCATGAATGTCACGAGGTCTTGGCACTCTTGTTTTTCCATAGCTACAGGATATCACACTTTCTCATATTTGTCAATAAAAGGCAAAAGCCCCCCAAAAGGGGGGCCTCAACCTTCAGACCTTTCCGATCATCAAAAATCATCGAAAGGGTCGGAAGCGGGTACAGTTGCTCGACGCTGCGGAGCCTGGTTGCTACGTCCCTGAGGGGCCGAGCCTCCCTGCCCGTTGCCTCGACGGCGAGTCATCGTCTCAATCCCGTTGCAGCTAACCGCAATGTGATCTGCCACGATTTCAACGGTGGATCGCTTTTGCCCCTCGGTATCCTCCCAGGAGCGCTGTTCCAACCGTCCCTTGACTACGACAGGCATGCCCTTCTCTAGAACGTTGGCGGCGTCCTCGGCGGTGTACCGCCACGCACAAACGTTGAAGAAAGAGGTTTCTTCCTGCCATTCGCCGTTGGCCTGATATCGACGGTTTGACGCTACCGAGAAGCTCAGTCGAGCGTTGCCGTTCGGTGTGAACTTCATCTCGGGGTCTGCCGTGATGTTGCCAATTACTGTGATTTCTGCATTGCTCATATCGTCTCCTAACGTTTCTCTATTTGCAGATATGTGTATTATAGCACGGTGCGGGCCGGGTGTCAAATCAAACTATTGCTGGACACAGGTGGGCTAATATCGTAAAATACCTGATATGAACGAAAACCGTGAACAAGCCCGTATGGCTTTATATGATTACTTTGTTGACACTTTGGTAGACTTGGCTGACCCTGAAGAAGGCGAAGAGCCCCAATGCCGTGATGACATGATGTCTGTTGTGGCCATCCTATTTGAAGGCGCAGGACTTACTGCCATGAATACTGACGATGGGTCAGTCGTGTTTGAGTGTCTAGGTTTATCGGCCAGCGACTTGTAGCCGCCTGTGCGCCATGAAGTGGCGTCGACACATGACCTGATACTCGACTAATGTTGAGTTGTCGATAACTTCATCTCCACCAGATGAAGCAGGCTGCCCCTCAATGAACAGTGCATTATGAGTAGCATGTTCCCCACACCAGCAGCGCATCTGATTGTCTAACTGCACTATCTTGTCGCACACCTCTAGAATCCTAGCCGTGGCTGTGAACAGGTTTCCTTTGTACGAAGTTAGCAGCCCGTAAGCGAACACTTCGATGTTCTTAAGGTCAGCGATTTCTACTAACTCATCAACTTGCTCCAGGCTTAAAAATTGTGCTTCGTCCACGAACAGGAACTTTAGAGAAGTTTGATTTGTGTGATTGTGAGAGTCGATAAGTTGCACAATTGAATCGTCTGGTTTTACACCAGTAGACAAAGCGACGCCGCCCATCCGACTTGAGCAAACTGATTCGCCCATTCTGTCATGACGGTTAATGAGAAGTACTTGGTCTGGGTAAGCACTTTCCAGGTTAAAGTGGGTTTGTAGTAGGTGTGTTGTTTTGCCAGATGACATTGTTCCGGTTAGAAAAGTGATGGTGGCCATTTTATTCCTGTTGGGCTGAGTTCCATAGGGCGGAACGCTCAGGACGGTATGTAGGTGCTACGGTTGCTGGAATAGGGGTTCCCCCATTAATTCGGGGAGCGCTTATAATTTTTTTGACCCCAGCACCGCAGTCTGGGCAAGTGGTTAAAGTGTCGTCAAACATGCTTTGGAATACTTCAAAGACTCCGCAGACGGCACAAGAATAATCATACTTCGGCATGTTCATTAGTATATTACCTTTTGGTAGTCTTGGCAAGATCTATATTTGGTACCATATTGTTAAGTGCTGTTTTGCGATTGGGGGGGTTGGTGAAGCGAGGGGATTTTCTCAGGCGAGCGTCCAAAGCGACGTTTGTCTGTTTTTTGTTGTTAGCTTGGTTTGCTCCAGCTCAGGCGTGGGCGAACTCATACGTGGTCACGGCTGAGGCTGACTGGTGGTTCACTGTTTCTGAAGAGTCTCTGGAGGTTGAGATTCTGGGAAATAGTAATGCGGCGTGCGCTGACTCCAATAGGTCCGATCCGTATTTGTGGCTGTACAACGACGATACGGGCGAGCTGGTTGATTTCAATGATGACGGTGCGCATAATGAGGATGCTCAGTGCTTTTCTTCTCGGTTGTATGTTGTTTTGGGTGCCGGTAACTACCGGTTGAGGTCAGGGTACTATCCTGTTGAGCAGGGCGTAGGGTTTGAGGGGCCTGCCCCGTATGATTTAATTTCTTCCGTTGTGTTGCAAGGTGAAGACTTGGACCCTATTTCGCCGCCTGCAACGCAGCCTTTTGAGTCAGTTCCTAATGAAGAAATTGATGCCCCATCAACTACAACAACGACAACTGTGCCAACGACAACCACCACAACAACTACGACGACTGTGCCGCCAACAACAACCGTGCTGCTGACCACAACTACCACCACTACAACAACGACGTTGCCGCCGGTAACAACGACAACGGAAGCGCCACTATCATCAACAACTACTACTGCCACTCCCACAACCACGACTACAACAACTACAATAGCGCCTACGACCACTAGCACAACTACTACAACAACTACCCTGCCTACAACTACAACAACGGTGACAATTGCGTTGCCGCCAACCACCACGCAACCATCAGAAACAAATATTTTAACAGCTATTGATGTAAGTGATGAAGATGTAGTCTTGGCCGGGATTGATGAGGCGGAGATAAAAGTAATCGAAGTCCTTCAGGAAATTGATTCCCATTTAGCAACTGAGTTTGCTCAGGTTGTTGACGGTGACGTTACCGTGGAGGATTTGCGAACGCTGTTAGAAGATGAGAGCTTTGAGGATTTACCGCCTGCCGCAAAAGACTCTCTAGCGATAGCTCTGTCTGATGCCCCTGATGAGGTGAAAGAAGAGTTTGAGGAAACGATAAATATTTTCTATGATGGCTATGACCATTACACTCCAACTGGGTCCCGGGTTAACGTCGAGACTCGTCGGACAGTCGTTGCGGTTGTGGCAGGTGCGGGAGCGGTGGCGGCAGCGGGCCAATCTGGTGGGGTGGGTGGAATTGAAAATCATCTTAAAAGAAAAGCACAACACGGGGGGAACCGATGAAACTTTTAAAGCATATTAAGGGCATTGCTAAGTCAATGTTTAAGGAAATATTTTATTTGGGGTGGACGCTGGCAGGCACTGGACTTGTCTTAATTACGCTGTCGTCTTCAACCTTGACCTACGGTATTTGGATTTCGGCCGCAGGGCTAGCGTTGCATTTAGTTAGCATTATGTTTGATTATTTCGATGGAGAATAAAATGGATGAGATTAACAAACTTATACTTAATACTGTAGGTAGAATTTTTGCTGTTTTTGTGATGAACGCTATGGCAATTATTGGAGGCTCCAGCCTTATTGGGGGAATTGATCCGTGGAAAGCGGCGTTCTTGGCAGGAGTAACAAGTTGCACAACTGTGCTGCAAAAGCTAGCCGCTGCTTACGCTGATGATGGTAAAATCACTGCGGACGAAATTGATTCTGCTTTTGCTTTAGGTCAGCATAAAAAGTCCTAGTTGGGTTTACATATTTGTACTGCTGGGCGTGCCGGGCATATGTGGTAGACTAAATATAGGCGACAGGGCAACCTTCCTGTTGCCTGTATTTATCCCCTAACAAGGAGAAGAAATATGGATGTTACCATCTATAAGCAGGTAGCTGAGCGGGCGCTCATGACTTTCGCACAGACATTTCTGGCGATGTTCGTTGTGACTGACCTTACTTCAGCAAAGGGTGCCCTTACGGCGGCGGCCGCTGCAGGACTTTCTGTAGTGAAGTCGTTTGCTGCCACTAAGATTGGCGATCCTTCTACCGCATCTGTCGTATAATTTTTTACGCATCCCTTGCATGAGGTAGGGAAGTGTGCTATTATATGACTGTTAGGGGGTAAGTCTTTTCCGCTCCGTTGTGACTTCCCTACTAACGAGGAAGACCCCGGTCACTTAGGTGGCTGGGGTTCTTTCTTTTTCTTGCGGCGGGCGGGGATATGCTTAAGGCGATCAGGGCGAACGGCTACCCACTGCTCTCGCCCGTATGCGCCGCCCCACAGATCCACCCACTCGTTGTCTTCGGGCAGATTAGTGTTTGTGGTATGCCCGTGGAACGTGAAGGTGCCCTGCTGGCCTTTGATGCGGCACTTGTCACCCTTATTTAGAATGACTTGGGGTGAGAGTTGGTAGCTGTCGCTTTCTACCCACCCTGGCTTACCTTCCCACTTGCTGGGTTTGATGGTTTTGCGTGTCATGTTTACAAGTATACCACATAGGTGGGACAGTTGTTACATTTGTGCGTAGATCTTATCTGCGATCTCTTCACGGACATTGGGGTTGTCGTCTAGGTAGGCTTTGGTGTTTACCCGGCCTTGACCAATGTTTTCACCGTTGTATGCAAACCATGCGCCCTTCTTGTCGATGATTCCCATATCCACGCCGATGTCTACAATGTCACCTGTTCTGGAGATTCCTTCGCCGTAAGCGATTTCAAACTCTGCCTGGCGGTGAGGGGGAGCGACCTTGTTCTTCACAACTTTCACTCGGACTTTGTTTCCCATAGCTTCGCCGTCGGTTTTGAGGGTTTCGATTCTCCTAATGTCCAACCGTACAGAGGCGTAGAACTTTAGAGCCTTGCCTCCGGTTGTCACCTCAGGGCTGCCGAACATGACACCAATCTTCTCCCTAAGCTGATTGATCATAATCAGAATGGTCTTAGAGTGATTTAGGTTGGCAACAATCTTTCGCATCGCCTGAGACATAAGACGGGCGTGTAGTCCGACGTGGCTGTCTCCCATCTCGCCGTCAATTTCTGCACGAGGAGTTAGAGCCGCAACAGAGTCCACGACTACAACGTCTAGGGCACCTGATTCAATTAGACGGTTTGTGATTGTCAGTGCTTGTTCTCCGGTGTCCGGTTGGGATACGAGTAGGTTGTCTACGTCGCATCCGATTGCCCTAGCGTACACTGGATCTAGTGCGTGCTCTGCGTCAATAAAGGCACATTGGCCACCTGCCTTCTGGGCGGCAGCGATAACGTGCAGCGCAATCGTTGTTTTTCCGCTGGACTCGGGTCCGTAGATTTCTGTGACTCTGCCTTTGGGTAGCCCACCAACGCCGAGGGCTAGGTCTAGGGCGATTGAGCCGGTGGAGATGGTTTCGATCTGCATTGTGGCGTTGTCGCCAAGGCGCATGATGGAGCCTGTGCCAAACTGTTTTTCAATTTGGCCTATTGCGTCTTCTAGAAGTTTATTCTTGTCCATCTTCGTATTCTAGCTTCTTGGTTGCCCGTAGTCAAGCCTGTGAACTATAATATGTTTATGGCAAATAAACGTGGTCCCAAGCGGACGGTTAAGGCGTCCATTCGTGTTGGCGAGTGGGGAGGTACGGGCTGGCAGCTGGAGTTAGAGTGTGGGCATGTTGTGCCGTCAGACCGCCGGGCTGTTGTGGGAGAGACACGGGTATGTTGTAAAATCTGCGCTACGCCAGACACACCGCAGCGATTAGTGGAGGTTTTGAGCGACTGGGAGAACGGATGGGAACCCTGGGACCCTACTGCTGAGATAAAGATGAAAGCAAAACTAGCGTCACTTGTTGGTGTGCCACTTGATCAAGTTGAGATCAACAATGGCACTGCCACTATCTTTGTGGATGCACAGCAGCTTAAGCGGATAATGGCCAACTAGCGACAGTTGATAAAGTTTTCTCTGTGCCGCCGATAAAATAGCAGGCCCTGCCGCACTTGTGTGACCGTGGCACCAAGCGCCAACATTCCATTCCACAGACTCAAGTCTTCGGCCCCGGCGTTACCCTCAAGGAAATTATGGTGTCGTTTGTAGCCAACTTTTTGGGCTAGGGCCGTTTTGTACATCATTGATCCATGATGACCTTTTCTTTCCCAGTACAAGTCTCCGTTTGTTGGGGTTGTGGGTACGGGATGATTTTTCTTAAACTCTCCCGTAATAATGATGTCGTATGTGACAATGTCAGTGCTGTGTTGAGTTAAGGTTTCGACTGTGTCAGATCGTAACCAGTTATCCGCCCCAATAAACATTGTGTATTCAGTGTCTACTTTCATAAGCATGTCTTGGAAGTTGTCAGCGGTCCCTAGGTTTTCTTCCCTTAGGGTGTACTCAACCTCTGGATAAACTTTTGGTAAGTGGGCGCAGTCGCCGACCCCGTCATCAACAAAAAGAATTTTTTCTGGTTTAACGGTTTGTGATAACAGGCTTTCAATGCAGTGCGCAGCAAGATGCCCGTAATAATACGAGGCTACTACAACTGTTAGCATTATGGAATCCTTTCTGGGTTTATCTGATGTATAACTTTTCCGTCAACAAGATACTCAGGGTAGTCTAGCACGCTGGCTGACTTGCAAAAGCCATTCATGTAGGTCATTCGTGAGTTTCCTGAGGTGTTTTCTTCGCTTCCGTGTATAATGTTTACCGACCATAACATCACTGAACCACGGGTTGCTGTGTACTTTGTTCCGTAGAGGTTCTGCCTGTTGAATTGGCGAAGGTTTTTAGGGACTGGGAAGATTGGCCACATGTGTGAGCCTTCGATAAACTCTACAGCGCCGTTACTTGGGGTGATGTCATCTACCGCAATAATTGTCTGCAAGTAATCGGAGGATATAGATGCCGTAAAAACACCGCTTTCCCGAAATATAGTGTCTCGGTGCCAGGCGAATGTATCTAAGTCTTCAGCTTCCCTAAAGTAAACTTGATTATTAATCTGGCGGACATTGTCCCCTAAGAAACTTTGTACAATATCAACCATTCTCTGGTCAATTCTGTACTTGTTTAAGATTGGGTTTGCTAGCGCCGGGAAAAAGATTAATGACTTTTTGTTGTAAGCTTGCTCGCTAGGAATGTGGGGGTAGCCAGAATTTGCTATTTGTTCGTCGGTTGTGGCATATGCGGCAGCCTTCATTTCGTCGCACTCATCCGCTGTGAATACGTCAGGTATCGTTGTGACACCTTTTATGTCTAGTTCTTCTTTATGCGAATGGTACATAGTTGCTATACAGTTTGAAGTTTGCGTCTGGGTGACTTCCTTCTGCCACACCCTGTGTAACAGAATAGGCTTTTTCGTAACCAGCTTTTTTGACTAGCTCCACAACTCTGTCGTCGTAGTCCCCGTAGGGGTAGCGTAAATACTTTGTTGGGAAGGGGGCAGTGATTTCTTGAATAATTTCACGGTCACTCAGAAGGGGTAACGACGTGTGTGACCATGTGTGCCAGCCAATTTCAAAGTCGTACATTGCACACAGGGATTTAACCTCAGTGAGTGTACAGTATCGCTCTAGCTTGGGTACCATGTGTAGATCAAAGGTGTTATCTTTACCCATGAAGTTTCCCATTACAAACATAATCCCTGATTTGCCCTTTAGTACATCATGGTTGTCTAGAACGTTTCGGTAGACTCCGTCAAAGCCAATGGGTTCGTCGCACGCCAGGATCTGTGCCCTGGTGTGGTAGTTAGAGTGGTGTGTGTCTCCGATATTGTGTGCAAGTCTCATTGGTACTCCCATACGGTTATGTTGTGAACGTACTCTCTGTATAGGATATCGAAGCTCCGTATTGGGTTCCCGAACGTGTATGGTTGTAGCCACGATGATATGCCTGCAATGAATACGGTTGTTCCAGTTGTGCAGGCATCGTGGATGTTCTGGGCTATTGCCGCATGGTCATACTGTGGGTAAAGCAGCCCAGTTGCCATGACGAAATCGTAGTGACCTTCGGGGGCCAGTACCCGCCTTACGTTGGGCGGTAGTCTAGAGGAGGCGTTGTCGCTTACTTCAAGTGCATGGATCTCGGGGGCTGGCAGGTCTTTGGTTATCCACCCTTCGCCTGCACCTATGTCTAAGGCCTTGTTAAAGTTAGGGCCAACGTCCTCCACTATAGCTAGGTAGAAGGACTTCCTGTACTGGTCTTCCGGGTCCTTTTGGTAGTTCCAGGGGTCCGCCTGCTCGTACCATTGTTCTAGTTCGTGTAGAGGTTGCATCGTTATATGCTACCTGGTTCTTGGTGTGTTTGGCAACTAGTCACCCACCCTTTCGTGTGGTAGTAGTTGACGCTACTTACACGAAAGCTCAGGCTGTACCCGCTCTAGTATTATTAGATCCCCTGCATCATCGACCCCAAGCATCCCCTATTTTTTCAGGAATGCCCACTCTCCCCAGATATGGCTCTGGATGCCCGTGTGCCGGAACCGCATGGGCGTTTGCTAGTTCCGAACCTATCTCCTCAAGTCCTAGTGTTCAGCGTGCAGGGACTGGGACCCCGTCAAGGGCGTTGTTCCAGTGTATCGTGCGATCCATACCGTCACTCTTTGGGTAGGCGTGCCCGTCGTGTCTCTTTCTCACCAGTTGCGTAACGAGTGTGACCCTCCGGTCCATCAGCAGTTCTTTATGTCATCGGGATTCCCCGGTTGCGTTGCGTTGCGGTGCGCTCCTTTTGTTGGTTTGCTGGGTATTCTAGTGGGTTTAGGGCGGGGTGTCAATGCCTGTTTTGGGTTGTTTGCTTGACAAATAGTCTTTAGACTATGTGAAGCAACGAAAGGAAGCAACGTGTTTAATGAAATTAAGGCACCTGCATGGTATCGTACTGCTCCTTGTCGTGGACAGGATCGTTTGTTTTTCTCGGCTAAGCCGTCAAAGCGTAAGGCGGCTGTCCGCATTTGTGTGTTAGAGTGTGAACATACTGAGGAGTGTTTGGGTATTGCAGTATCCGCTAAGCTTATTGACGGGGTTTGGGGCGGAAAGACGGGGCCAGAAATTGAACGAATAGTTGAGATTACGTGATTGAGTTCGATGATTTGGCAGATGATGTAATTGGTGTACTGCGTCGGGGGTTGATGGAAGTAGTCTTTTTTGTTGTACCTGCTTCCGCAATTGAGGGAAAAGATTTCGAGCTGCTTGTTTGGACCGACTCCACGGTTAGTATTGGGGTGTCTGCGGATTATTTAGACGGACCACTTAGGGACATGGTTGCTGAAGCCATTCTTGAAAGAGACCACGGGTCGTCGGCTTCGTGGGAAGAGCATGCAATGGAGTTGTTCGTTATGCATTTGAGTGACATTTTGAATGAAGTTATGCATAGGAGTTTTGACAAGTGGTCGTATTTAAACCTTGATTCTGGATTAAAGCGGATTTTAGGGGAGCATTGACTTAGATCGGTCAGCATGATAAACTATGGTATTGCTACTATTTACTAGGGAGATATATGGCTGATCGAACATTGCAGCACATAGATACAGTTACCGATCTTTTACTTGAACTACGGTTACTGCTTGGCACTCTCCCTTCTAGCTCTACTGATGAGGAGCTTCTTGAAGTTGCAGGAGCCCTTCATCATGTCAAAAGTATTGCGACTCAAACATTCAGTGAGTTTCAGACGATAGTGGCAGAATCCATTGACGCTTCCGCTCCTGTAGAAATATCTACGGGTACCATTGAAGTTAAGTCTGGGGCACCTCGTAAATCGTGGGATCATAGCCGACTTGCCGCTGAGGTTGGGCGTCGTGTTGCAGATAGGAATATGAACATTGACTCTGGGGAAATGAGTTTGTCTCCGCAGGAGCTTATTCAACAGGTTCTGGAGTTTGTTGGTCTTTCGTATTGGAAGGTAGGTAAGTTGAAGGAGCTTCACATTGATGCGGATGATTTTTGTGAAGTTGGAGAATCCAAGAAAAATCTTGTTGTAAGGAGAGATGTATGAATATGTTAGCTGAGTTGTCAGAGCCGTTCCCAGTCGAGGTGGAGCGGCAGTTGCGTAAGGGTAGTGCTATGCTTACGTACATTCCAGTATCAGAAGTAATTACCCGGCTTAACAAGGTGCTGGGTGTGGACATGTGGTCCTATGAAGTTATGAAAGTTGAGCGGGATAGTTTAGATCCCGAGTTTGTGGTCGCACATGTGCGCCTTACTGCCACTTTTATTCCAACAAACGAAGCGCCCAATCTTGTGGTTGTGCGTGAAGGAATTGGTGGGCAGAAGATTAAGCGCACAAAGAGCGGGGATATTGTTGACCTTGGTGATGAATTTAAAGGCGCTGTATCTGACGCTCTAAAAAAAGCGGCGCAGTCTCTGGGAGTTGGGCTTTATCTTGCCCGATCAGAAGAGGCCCTGTATCTGGAAGAAGTTGAAGATGTTGAATCAGCCATCAGTGAAGAACATTTCGAAAAACTTCGCACAGTACTTAACTCGTTGAGCACCGCAGAAATGCATCAGGCCAGGGAGCATTGGGACTCAATTTCTAATGATCTTCCTTTTGAACGGTTGAATATTACGAGAGCACTGTTGGATCAGATGCTCGACTTTGTTCGTAGTGTTCGACAGCCCACCGAAACAGGCGTCGTGTTTGATGCAGAGTAGTATGGATCTGGGCCCTATCCCTTATGAGCCTCCACGGTATATGTCGCCGTCGTCTATTGGGACATTCCAACAGTGCCCAATGAAGTTCAAGTTTTCCAGGCTTGACCGGTTACCGACAGAGTCGACTGAGGCGCAACATCTGGGCTCGTTTGTTCATGAAGTTTTAGAAGACTTGTTTGCGTTGCCCGCAGAGGAGCGTACCGAGTCAGCCGCTCGTAGTATCGCTCGGTGGCAGTGGAATATGAAGTGGAATGAAAAGTTCAATGAACTTGCCGAGAAGGGGACAGAAAACGAATTCCGATGGAAGGCGTGGTGGTGCATTGAGAACTACTTCGGCATGGAGGACCCAACATCTTTTGAGGCTGCTGGCATAGAAGCAAAGATGGATGGTGCGATTGACGGAGTGCCTATCTTTGGAATTATTGACCGATGGACGTTGGAAAATGACAAGCTTGTAATATCCGACTACAAGACCGGCAAGAAACCTCGCCCTCAGTATGAGTGGGAAAAAAAGATGCAGATCACTATCTACAGCATTCTTTTGGCAGAGCAGGAGGAGCGAGAAGTTGAGCGGGCCGAATTGTTGTACTTGAAGTCGGGCGAGTTTGCACGATATGAGATAGATGCTGAACTTGAGTCTGCTGTCCGAGTTGAGGTTAGCAACACTTGGGATAAGGTTACTACGAGTTGTGCTTCGGGTGAGTTCCAGACGATCACGGGGCCGCTATGTAACTGGTGTGATTATAAGCCTATTTGCCCGGAGTGGTCCAATGCCTGATGTTACGTTTGCTCAAATTGTTTCTGAGGATATTAAGGGCACGTTGGATCAGCGGGAGCAAGATATGCTTCGTTTACCTGAGAATGTGCAGCGTTGGCGGGATACGCTGAGTAATATTATTGAGACTGTGGATGAGCAGATTACTGCAATTAATGAGTCAGTTGCTTCGGTGCGGAAAATGTATCCTGATTTTGAAAGCAATCCGGTTTCTGAGAATTTGGCGGGTAAACTGTCAAAGACTGCAAGGTTTCGTTTTCATGCTGAGAAGCGTTTAGCGGAAGCTGATCGTCTTTTATCTATGGGTTCGTTGCCTGACCCTTCGTTGTCGTTGGCCGCTTTTTTGAAGGCGGCAATTGAACAGCACTTGAGCGATAAGGATGATACTGAGATGGGTCCTGATTATCATGATGAGCGTCTGCGTGATGCGTTGTCAGGGAAATGGAGTTTTTGATGAAGATTGGCTTGGTTGCAGAAGACTTTAATACGCAAAGCAGAGATATGTTGGGTCGCCCCGTTTGGAGTGGTCCGACATGGGTGCGTTTGGCTCAGTACAGTGATCATTTTAAGGAAATGGGTGTAGATCACCGTTGTGGGATGCTGGGAAGCTTTGCAAACTTCGACGTTTTAGGGGTTGTGGACGCATCAGGTAAAGCGTGGTTTGACTGCGATGTCATTGTACTGCAGCGGTACATGGATGATAAATTGAAAAGAGATATGCGCAGGGGGCAGGCTGCGGGTCAAATTTTTATTAATGATGTTGACGACTGGTATTGGGGGTTGAGCAAAAAGAACGCCGCTTACAATGCCACCGATCCTAGCCGTAACCGCTCCAAAAACAGAAATATTTATGCTGAAATAATTAGCATGAGTGATGGTGTCATTGCTTCAACTCCGTTCTTGCAGGAAAAGTTGCTCCACTGGAATGACCGCACACTTCTTCATGGTAACTATGTTGATCTAAAGCGATTTAAAAAGTATTTCAAACACGAAGATAAAGAAAAAATTGTTGTTGGATGGGTCGGCTCTATGATTCACCGGAGTGGTGATCTGGACATTCTTCGGCCGCACGTTAAGGATATTGGCGAGTTCGCTAGTTGGCACCACACCGGCCACATTCCTCATGCAGGTTACCCAAAGTTTCATTCTGAACTTGGCATTGCAGAAAGTGACGTAACTTACTTTCCTTTCCAAAACCCTCAGTCGCTCATGGCTGGAATTAATTTTGATGTTGGAATTGTGCCACTTGTCAACATTCCGTTTAATCATGCCAAGTCGTATGTAAAGGGGATTGAATATGCCGCCGCTAATGTTCCTTTCGTTGCTTCGTGGAGCCCGCAATACCAGCAATTGTCTGAAGAACATGGTATAGGCGTGGTAGTCTCTAAAGCTTCTGAATATGTGAGCGAACTGAAAAAGTTCTGCGATTTCGACTACCGGCAAGAGGTCGCAGAAGCCAATCGAAACGCCGTGCAAGCGTTCGATACTAAACTTGGCGCCATTCATCTTTATGAGTGCATTCAAGAAATTGTCAGGCAGGTTCGGCCATGAAACGAGGTAAACCTTTACGCCGCACTCCATTTAAAAGCAGCAGAACTAGCGGATCTTTAAAAAGATCACCTTTAAACTATAGGTCAGCCGGTATGCACGATGCTTACGTTAAGAGGCGTGCTTTAGTTAAGCAGATGCTTGCTCAAACACCGTATTGTCAAGCATGCACAGCTATCTACGTGTTCCCACGGCTTATTAAAGGTGAGCCTCTTGGAGTGGTGAATACTCGACCTTCAATTGATTTGCATGAGTTGGTAAATCGCTCTCAAGGTGGGGATATTTTAAATAGCGATGAGATTATTGTAGTCTGCCGTGAATGCCACAGATGGATTACTAAAAATCCTATAGATGCGGAAAGGCTTGGGTTGCATGTTCCAGGGTGGATGAACACTGTAGAAGGAATTAAGGAAGCAACAAGAGTTCGTATTTCGTGGGAGAAGGGGATTTCCGCTGTTCCGTTTTGGATTGAGGATACGGAGGAATAGTGGCTACTTCGTACGGTAAGGCCGCCAAAGCTAAGGCGACAAAGTTACATAGTTTGCTGGTGCGCACTAGGGATAACTTCACATGTCGGTGGTGCGGCGCAACGAGGGACGAAGGCAAGCAGATTCAGTGTGCTCATATTATTTCTCGGAGCATAGCGGCTACTCGCACAGATGAGAGAAACGCAATTGCTCTTTGTGCTTCTTGTCATTGGAAGCAATCCAAAA